GTACCACTTGTTTTAATACCCTCAAAAGCAGTTTGCAAAACTCTTGGCACATAACCAAAACTTTGAACAACTTGTGAATAGTATTTAATTGACTCTTCTCTAATGGTTTCATCAGAACTCATTATGTTGTAGTCAACACGTTGTCCGTCTAATACAAAATTTGTTGCAAGAATTTTATCTTCAATGGCTGTCTTTTGTGTTTGATTTAATCCCAAACCAAGTTTTTGATTTATACCAATTTTACTTAACTGATATATTTCTTTTTGTTTTCTTATATAATCAGTTCTATAATTATTAACTCTTTGTTGCCATGATTTTCTTGTATAAGCAAACCCTGGGCCAACACCAATAATACCTTTGTTTTCTAACTCTAAGATATAAGATTCTTTTGTAAGATCATTAGGATTAAGCATTACTGTATTTTCATTGCCATCAAGCATTCTTTCCATGTTTGCAGCAAAAGCATCATTATCTTGTTTAAGTTGGCGAATTGATACTTCTTTCATAACTTTGAGTATTGCTTGTTTATTTTTTAAATTAGTATCTTTGTGATTAAATAAATTATTTAAATTATTAACTGCATCGACATCTGCCATACGTTGTAAAATTGTTTTAGGTGTTGTATCAAAATCTCTACCAATAACTTTTGGTGGAACTAAGTTGTTATCTACCACACTTATTGCTAAAGCTACTTTATCATTAAATACTTTGTTAATTTTTGTATCAGTTGTCTTTTGGTATGTATTTCTAAATTTCAAGAAACTAACTTGATCTGACAATTCCAATTCTTCTATTTGTGCATTTGTAACTGCAATGCCATTCATAATATTAAGTTGTAATTGATTTCCTTTTTGTTTACTAACTCTTGAAGCCTCTTGTCTTTGATCGTTTTTCAATGCTTCATATATTGCTATCTTACCTCTCATAGCTGACTCAACAGCATCACCATCGATATTAGGATCATTTTCAAAAGCCTTACGAGTATCAATAGCCATTTTAATCATTTCTGATATTGATGTGCCTGATTCATAAGCCAGATCAACAGCATTTACTGAAACATTATTTTGTAACATTTGATTATATTTAATTTTTATTTTTTCAGCTTCAGCTTTACTACCAGCATTATTTTCAATAACTTCTAATACTCTTGCTTTCTCATTTTCTATATATTGAAGATCTGTTTCATCACCACCATTAGTAATAAAGTCTACTTCTAGACCAAGAACATGATTAATATTTTTTTGTGCCTCTAAAAGAGCAACTTCTTTAACATCTTTTATTTGTTGTGCTGATGCCTTCCTTGTTGCCTGACCCCATATCTTACTTATAGATGGACTTATTACACTGAAAACTTCAGGAGAAACTTGTCCCTTTATACCATCTATATAACTTTCGCCTGATTGTTGAACAATAAGTTTACCTTTTTCATTTATTTTTCCACCATTATCTTGGAATGATTTATTAGCAACATCAATTGCATGGTTCTGCAAAGCTAATCCATAGCTATTAATAGCCTCTTTTTTAAAATATGATTGTGCTTTTCTTATATTGGCTTTGTTATAAATATCGGCAGTAAATGAATTAAGAGTCATTTGATCTAATGGTTTTGGTATAGTATTACCTTCTTTATCTACAATAGTTTGAGATCCTACTTGTCTGCCTTGAATCTCAGCATTCAACACAGCTTGTTGAAACTGATTGTCATCAATGAATTTAGTTACATTGCTTACTGTATTAGCTACATTTTGTGTAGCTTGAGCAAGACTCAAAGCACCTGATGAAACGTCCATAGATACTGGCTTGACTCCGTAACGTCTTGTAATTGTACGTTTTATTGCCATTAGGCTGTACCTTTCTCTGCATAATATGCTTTAGATCCACTAGAAGCTGCACTTGATAAACCACTTATTAAAGCAGCATCACCTTTAAGTTTGCTTTGTTTTGAATCAAGCATAAACTTTCTTCTATTCTGTCTACCCATAAATTTGATAGAAGATATGTCAGCATTTGCTATTTTAGTTTCTCTTCTACCTATATTTTTGAAACTTGCACTTGTACCTACTGCTACACCACCAGCTGATTGAGTTGCAGATATAGATGCTAATTGTGCATTTAATTGTGCAGTTCTATTGATAGCTTCTTGGTCAGCTTGAATCCCAGCTATATCAGCCTGTTCTTGTGCTTGTTTAGCTTGTAAAGCATAAGCATCTTTTGCTTTCATAGCAGCTGCTATTGATAAAGCAGCACTTATTCCATATCCGACTGCACCCATTATACTTCTACCTCTAGCAATATACCATTCAATGTTAATGGTAATGGTTCTTCTTGAGTTACCGTTACTCTACCCTCTTTTGACCAACCTAGTAAATACACTTCTTTCCTTTGTGTTAATGCAGTTGGCTCAAGTGAAAAATCATCATTAACTGATCTTAACAGTATTCTTGTGCCACCAGCTTTCACATTAAGAGTAGACACAAGATCAAGTACTGCCCTTACAACTCTTCTTTTTTGACCAACACTCACTCCGTCTGGTAATTGCATTTCAGGTGGTAATGTTGTTATCTCAGGTGTGTAAGCTAAACCAATCTCCACAGATGTAACTGAATCATTTAATGTAAGTTGTCCACTACCATTTGTTGTGAATGTACCTAAACTAAAATTACCTGACTTCACTTGAACTTGTGTGTTTGGCAAATGACTTACTGTCCATGTCTTTGTTGAACTACCAGTTTGCTGTGATGCCATATCAAGATGAAAGCTATTAGAAAATAATTCAAGAGATGTAACTGTTGATCCATTGATTGTTCTTTCAACTATAGTAAATATTTGACGATTTACATTTACGATATTTTTGAAGTTACCATTAGTATCATATCTTACCCAACCCTGGACCTTTTCTTTTCTTATAGACATAAAGACTGGCATATGCCCCTCTTCATTTAACAAATAAAGATAGCCTTCCATTTGATCTGTTGATTCTCTTTGTGCTTCTATTGCTGATGGTGTACCAATAATATGCTCAGATAATAATGTAATAGAGTCTGAATTGTATGCTTGTGATATATCAGAGAAAATGAATTCTCTTATTGCACCCTTAGACTTTGTGAGAAAGACTATTGCTCCATCAAATTCTTGAGGTTGTACTGATCCTGAACCATAGCTTGTTTGTTTCTTAACTGTAATTGTCGAGGGTGTAAGAGGTTTGTTTTCACTTGTTGGCACAAAGAGTTCTTGCTCAGAAGTAAAGATTGTGAGAAATCGAAATGATTGCAAGGCTTTGATCTCTGACACTTGTGCTTCTGCAATTTGTATTTGTATTGATTCATCATCTTGTCCTGTTCCTACATCAAAATTACTAAACTCAGCTATCTTAGACATGAATAGAAAGTTTGGTAGATCTCTGCTCCCCCCAAATATTAATCTTTGATCGTGTAATGTTACTGTTCTTGCAAAGCCTCTGACTGAACTAAATACTGGCTCAGACCATGTTGTTATGGCATCTGTATTAGCTATAGCACCTGATAAAGTGGCAGTTACGACTGTTGCACTAGTAAATCCAGTAATGAGTGCATGACGTACAGTTAATGCAGAATCAACTAGTCTAAGGGTTAGTCCATTATATGCACTAGTAAAAGTACTTGCACTTGCTGTTAATGTTACAGAGCCACTTGTGCCACTTGGAGTTATTGTTACAGAACCAGCACTGAATTTAAAATATGGCTGAAAAACTAAACCTGATGATGCATCAAACTCAAAAGCAGTCCTTGTGAAATTAGTAGAACTGGTACGTTGTATCTTTTGCATTGTAAAGTCAGGGTGAGTCACAAACATAGTATCACCACTTTGTGCAACTACTAATGATCCAATTTGTGATGTTTGCCAAGGACAACCAGTAATAGTTTGCAATATTGCAGTTGGGTTTGATATATCAACAATTCTTAATTCTGTGTTACTAAATAATAAGATATATGCTTCATCTTCATCAAACACGTATGGTTCTGCCTGATAAAGAAGATTAGAGAGGCTCTGAAGGTATCTAAGCCCAGGTCGCCTAGTGCAACCCCCCTGAGCCTTTAACCTTACGTTACGAAGCCTAAAAGCTCCATTTCTGTAAGCCTCGGCATCAACCCTAGATGACAAAAGAGGGGATAGCTCCCCTGATGAAAAATTCGTTGTAAACTGTCTTAATAATGCCATTCATTCAACTCGTTGATTCTCCTTCGATCTTTGCATAAATACCTGATCCAAGTCTTATTTTATGAAATCTACTGAGAGCAACTTGTTGTGTGGTAACTTGTTGTGCATCTCTAGCTTTTGCTCTTCTAAATTGCACTTCTGCTAATTGACTATATGATCTAGCTATATCACCTTTTCTTGTAACTGCTAAAGCCAAAATGGAAGCAAGGCGATATATAACCCAAAGTGTAAATGCTGGAGGCCAAAATTGAGTATCAACTCTGAAGATATAGTTTAATACAACCTCATCATCTTCATTAGCATCAAGATATATAAATCTTTCATATATATCATATTGTTGTACTGCATTTGCTATAGTTACAGTTTGTACTTGTATAACTGATGGTTCTGTAGGAAGCACATAAGCAGCTGACCATCTTGCAACTGGAGCATCTGCTTGTCTAGATAAAACCTTTTGTCCTGTTGCAAAGTTCCAATTGTTTTGTGCTAAACAATCTTCGACAATATCTTCGTAGCTTGTATTCATAACTAAGGCTTCATCAGTACCCTCTGTAAATGATGAAAGTGGTTCCATGCCCACCATAACCATAGCTCTTTGTGCTACCTCAATATCCGTCTTAGCTGTTTGGGGCATTAGTAGCCTCTACCACCCTTACCCTTACCTTTTTTCTTCATTATGCTGACTCCTTCTTTTTAGATTCTATGATTTTTTTCTTTAGATCATCAGGTAAACTCTTTTGTTTGGCAGTAAGCATACTTTCGCCATTACCATTCTTTTTATTACCCATGTTCTTATTTTTACGATCAAGTTTCTCATTGTAATTCTTAAGTGCAACTAGACCCTCTTTAGTATAGGCAAATTGCTTCCCATCTTTAGCTTTTGGCATCTACTTTACTCCCAAGTTTTACATTAGAACCAAACTTTACTGTATATACAGTTCCATTAACAGTTCTAACTGAGTGATTAGAGGAAGTGGCCTCTTGAGCCACCTCCTTAGTTTTAGTTGGTTTCTTAGCCATTATCTACTGTCCGAAGTCATACTGACAATATCAGCAGTATCAATTGCTGATCCGTCATTAGAAACTACAGTTGTAATACCAAAACCATTAGATGCATTAATAAATATTACATCGCCAACATTCATCTCGTTGACTAATGCATTGAAATACCCAGCAGCATCTATTGTATTTAGTGCATCACCAGTGGATTTGTAATTCCAAATATGGAACCCATTACCAGCATAGGAAACTAAACTTAAGTCTGCTTGAACTAACGCCATGTCTACCTCCTATTTCTTTAGTTCCATTTCAAATACACCTTCAGCATCGATTAAGACTGCATTCTGTTGCATTTTGTTCATAACAAAATAACTGTCTTTATCGTTGTGATATTGCATATTTGAAGTGATGTCTGATCCTATTGCGTGTGCAACAGCATCTCTATGATAAGCAAAGCACTCTGTATGAGTAGTACCAGCTGCTCCTGATCCATTTGTAGATGTTAGTCCACCATGGGCAAACCACATAAAACCTAACCATCTTTTGGCAGTTACGCCATTTGGAAAAGGTAGATCATTTTCTCCAACATAGTTTGTTCTTGAGAATTGATCTATAGCCATAAGCTGACTCCATTGCTCCCAACCAACAACTGCATATCTCTGACCATCATCAGGGACATTGTTGTTACCAAACTTTTCCATAAGCTCTAATGCCCAGGTTAAAGTTATTCCGTTGGAAGTTTCATCATGAGCAGATGTTGTTGTTGTCATCTGATTTAGAATCAACTCATCAGTTTTTCTGCCTAAAGCAAAAGCACCTGATTGTTGTGCGACTTGCATCTCATCGTGATTAATTCTTAACTGATCTAGATCATCGACCCACTCACCAGCAAAGAAGTCCTCAACTGTAACAGATACATTAGTATGTGCAAGATTCATTGGTGCAATATTACCATGTCTTGCTTTTGTAGTAGCAAAACCTTTACCGATTTTTTGGAATGTTGTTTTGTTCTTAACACCATTTCTAGTACGAACAGTATTCCTAAGTTTTGAACCCATACGTTGATAAGCAACGTGTACTCCAGACTCAAACTCCTCAATAAAGGAAGTGCTTATGGTATTAACAGCCATTATAGCCTCCGTTAAAGGTTAAAAATTATACTATTCTGGTTATTCGCTTCACTACTACCTTGAAGTTATTCCATTACTGGGCCTCTAAGTAGTTCTACGAGCCTTCTAGTAATTACAATGTTTCAGAAAAAATAAACTTTGTTAATTCACATTACTTTCACGTTGCCTAGCAAGTTGAGCTGCCATTGCTCTAACTTTAGCAATATGAACTGGATCTCCACCATTTTGCCAATACTTAGGATCTCTCTGTGCTGATTGTAAATCTTCTTTAGTAATACTATCTTGAAACTCAGTAGCAGTAACCATATTGAACTTTGGTTGACCATTAAGCTCCATAATAGATTCAAAAAACTTTACCATACCAGCTGAAGCTGGAATCCCAGCAAAAACATTATAATCCTCTTCTGATAAAACAGAATTTGCCCATGCATCAACTCTTTCAAGTCTTCTATCTGCGTGTTCACCTAGAACTTCAGACTCTTCATTCCAATCAGGACCTGATGTTGCTTGCATAGTCATATATTCTGATACAAAATCACTAAACTCATCTTGAGAAAGAGCCATATTATGTGCCTTATCTCTAAACCAGTTGAGCATATGATCGTCATCAGGTATTTCTAAAAGATTACCTTCTTCGTCTTGTACCTCTAGTTTGTAATCAGCTGGTGTTACTGGAACTTCTTTGGAAGCCTCTTCATTAATTTCTTCCACAAGCTCTGCTTTAATTTCATCACGTCTTGAATGAAATTTTTGCTGTAATTGATTATAACTGTTAGCCAATTGCTCTGGAGTTTCGAACTTTGGGTCAAGCCACTCAGGTCTTTCGGTTGAGTCTGCTTGCTCAACTTCGTTTTGCTCACCTGAGTCTTTTGCACTCTGCTCTTCAACTCCACCTTGTTGATTTTGGCTTTCATTGCTTTCTGTAATTGCTTCTTGCTCATTAGACATATTATCTCCTATTTAACAGTCCCACTTTCTTAATGCTTTGTTTATTCTGCTATTTGGATCGTTAGCAGTCTTTTTACTAGTCAATTTCTTTTTCATTCCCATCATTCTTTTGCAAAATGATCTACGTCTAGCAGCTGCCTTTGGACTTTTCTTCGCTTCTTTTGCAGAAACTGGACGTTTGATATTCTTCCCCTGACGACGTAGGCTTGCTCTTCCTTTGGCATTAAGACCACCACTGGGATTTTTTCCTTCTTTTCTTTGCCATGCTGGTGTCTTAGCCATAATTTACGTCCTTGCATATGTTGGTTTTTTACTTGCACTATCAGGATTTGTTTTTCTTTTTCTTGCAACAGCTGCCCTTTTTTCTGCAACAGTCATTCTAGCAGCTTTAGATGATGGCACACATTTAGGGTATTTTCTACCATCACCCATCTTTCTGCCACACTTAGGGTGTTTACCATCTTTCTTTGTGGATATGTCTACCCAATTTTCACCAAACCATTTTTTTAGACTCATGCTGACCTATATTTACCACCCATTTTCTTATATAAACGAACAAGCTGGCCACTAGCATATGCTGATGGCCATTTCTTCACTCTACCTTTTACAATAGCTTTTGCTCTTGCATATAGTTTAGGATTGGTTGGTTTGCTCGCCATTTAGCCTCCCTTTTTCTGTCCTGTGTTTGATGAGTGCCACGACCCACCTCTGACCTTCAAAGTGAGCAAGGTTCTCGATTGTTGTTCCAGCACCATGAATGTTGCCCGTTGTGATATTTTCCAAATACTGAAGAAACAGTTTGCCGATGCCTGTACCAAAAATAGCGTAGGCTTTATTATTAAGATCAGCTTCAACCTCAGCAGTATATCCTCTACCATCGACAGATGCATTGACTTTTTCCTTTTTCATTATTGTCCTCGTTGTTGTTGA